TGTCTTTATACAAAGATTTGTTGTAATATCATCTGTAGAAAATATTGTAATTTCTTCAAGTTGTTTTAATCTTAATAAAAAATTTGTCGCAAATCCTAATCTTCTATATTTTGGAAAAGTATATATGTAGTTTAAATACGTAGGTTTGGAATGTATTTTTAAAGGGTCTCTTTTTAAATTAGTAAACATAGCAAATGATACCAAATTATTTTTGCTATCTTCGTTATTTTCATTATAGTACAAATATAACTTAACATTTTTTTCGTTTAACCATTCCATAACATATGAGATACTCAACATCTCTTCAAATATATCTTCAGTCTTAAAATAGTTTAAAGCTATATCGTTAAGCAAACATTCAACGTGCATTTAAATTCTAAAATTTAATTCTTTAAACTACAAAAATTTTACAATTATATTAATTGTAAAATTAAATTTTTAAACATTAACAGATTTAATGCTCAAATTTTCTAAATTATTACTAGTTATACATCCTGAAACACAAACACCAACTTCTTCAATGGCATCTCTAATTCCTTTTGGAGTATAATCATAGTTTGATGAATTATTTGGATTAATACCTAAAGATTCGCTAACATCAAAACTATCTTGATTGGCTCCAAGATATACAAATTTCCAACCATTTTCAGTCTCCATTTTTTTTGTTAAGGCTTTTATTTCAGATATCTTGTATATTTTTGATGCATTTTCATGTCCATCTGTTAAAATAACACAGATAACATTTTTTGATTTTATATTTCTCTGAAATTCTATTCCAGTTCCAATGGCATCAAGAAGAGCCGTCATACCTGCTGGTATATAATGTTCATTCTTAATTATAATTTCTGAGCCTTTCATATTTTTGTGAACAAAATTTACACTATCATTAAAAGTTATAAAAGTAGATAAGAATTCTTTTCCGGTTTGTTTTTGTACATTGTAAAAAGCTCTCATACTTTGAATAGGTTGATTTCTTAGAACCTGCATAGAACCAGAACTATCTAAAATAAATAATATTGAAATGAGATTATCTTTATTATTTGGACTACTAGGTCTAGTAGTGTTAGGAGTATTAGGTGGTGCTTTAATAGTATTTATTTCCATTTTAAGGCGTATAAAAATTCATAATTTCTAAAATAAAAAAAATCAATTTTAAATTTTTTTATGAAGAGATAACAAGTCATCCAAAGGTATTCCACAGCATGCTTTTATAAAATTTGTTATAGCATTTCTTTGTTTATAAAAAGCGTTTATTACTGGTTGATTATCATCTTCAACAGGTGATTTAAAAAAGAAAGATAATAAAGATAAATTTGGTGACATTTTTTTTATAAACCCCATTTCATCTATAAATATAACTCGCGAAAAGAACTCAGAAAATATAGCAACGTCTAGAAGTAAAGGTACCGCAAGTAAAGAATCTTCACATAAATTATATATTGAAAGAATATTTTTCCCATTCAAAGTTAGTTCACTATAATATTCATCAATTGCTCTCTTACTATCACCTACAGATGGTACATATTTTATAACTACTTCATGGTCTGGATTTTTACCTTGAAATAGTTCTGGATTTTCATCTACTATATCATCTATCACATTTCTTTTTGTTATCTCCTTACTTTCAAATTGTTCTTTTTCACTTAAATTTAATCCATCATTATTTCCTAAATGATTATAAGAAACAATTGATAGTGGTTTTATACCTGAACTCGCTAAAAAATCAACCAGTACACTTTTTAGTTTTGTTTGACCAGATTTAAGGTCAGACCCACCTATAAATGCTCCATATTCTTCTGCTAATTCTAAAATAGCTTTGTATATAGTATTTTGAGGAGAAGTATTCATAAAAATATTGCCAGATAGTATTGTTGCAACAGCAAATATAATTGAAGGTGAAATAGAAGAACAATTATTCATTATACTTTCAATTAAAAATTCAGACGAATTATATTCTTTATTATTCATTTTTTCTGTTGATCCTGCCCATATAACTACTATTTTATCTAAATTGTTTTCACCTTTAAAATTTTCTATGTCAGATTTTATAGAGCATACATCGTTCCATTTATTTAAATTATTTTTTATATTATTACATTTTACCTTTTGATTTGTTGCTATAAATCCATCGTAAAAAACTGATTTTAGTGGAATAATACTTTCAAGTTCATTTCTCATTTTTTCTAGTAATTGTGTATCGATAACTTTATTTTTTTTACAGGCTTTATACATATTATCTTCGCAAATATCCCATCCTCCTATAATAATATCTTCAGGTTTTCTTAATGACACCATATCCTTCATTAGTTTTGAAACTATTTTTCCTTTTTTATTATATCCTAAATTTACGCTTCCATATTGAGATATACTACCATACCATTTAACATCATGCTCGCCTTCTTTATTTTCCCATTTTAATTTCTTATTATATGCAATTAAGCTTGAAGTTAATGTAGAACCATTATTCCCACCTAAACCAACTATCATTACTCCTAGCTTTTTTTCGCTATTAAAATCCGGTACATGTATTTTAAAAGTTTTTTCTTTTATATTAAAGGTATTATCATCTTCAAATTCAAGATATTTATATGTGTATTTATTTTCCATTTATAGGTATAAATTATAATATTTAAATAGATAAAAATTTTAAAAAAATAAAAAAATAAACATAATAATAAATGAATTTGACTACCGCATATGTAATATTATCATTAGGAGTAATAGGTTATCTTTTATATCTAAATTTTAAAAAATCTTGCGAATCTTTTTGCAATTGTTTTCCGATAATAGATAAAAGATGTCCTGATACAGGAGTTTTAACTTCTTTATATAGCTCTGGTAAACTAACAGAATATACAGATTTAGCTAAAATTGAAGGCTCACCAGCACCTTGGAAAACATCTATGCCAGAAGATGCATTTGTACAACAGCAAGCTGCTTCTTGTAAACAATAAATTTTACAACCTCAATAGGTGTTAAAATTTTTAAGTTAATTTTACTTTTTTTATTTCTTTATATTACTACATTTTTTATCATAAGATTCTGTACATCTTACACAATCGTCCATATAACACACCATACAAACGTTGTATCTAGCACAGAACTTTTTAATATTATACTTCCAACATACACAATTATATAATGTACAACTTCTAATTAGTTCTGGTGGACTTGTAGGTGCACCATAAATCAAAATATCTATCATCACATTTTTGTGCGAAATAACAGAGGACAATAAATATTCTTCCTCTATTTTATTTCCCACTATTTTAGTGAGAGTTTCGTACTCTTTCAAAGGTATAGATGCAAGCATATTCAGAAATATGTTTTTTATTGTATGAAATAAAAATATTTTTCAATTTTTTTTTATATATGATTAGTCGACTTGGTTCGCGGCTTGAATTAAATTCCGTAATTGTTATTTAAAGACAACGCGGTCGACTTGGTTCGCGGCTTGAATCAAACCTATTATTTTTCCCTTGCATTTTTTTAAAGGTTACACAGACGCCTTGTTCATATTTAATTCATAAAAAATACAAGAAATTATATTCTTAAAAAAAAATTGAAATTTTATTCAAAAATACTAAAAAAAATAACTAGATACAACTATGTCGAAAAAAGAAACTTGTCCAGTTCAAGAGTGTGATATAACTATAATTAATAAGTTTATAGATTGTTCTGAATGTAAGTTTAAAGCATGTATGAATTGTTACAAACATTTTATGTTGAGTAATAATTCGTTTGAATGTATGTCATGCAAGAAAGCGTGGAATGATGACTTTATTGATTCTATATTTCCCAAAACATTTAGAAAAAAAGAGTTGAAATCGCATAAAGAGAATATTATGTTTGAAACTCAAGAAGCTATGTTTCCGGAAACTTTAGACTATTTACATAGACAAACTGAGATTGATAGTATAACTAATAAAATAGCTGAACTTAATATTCTCATCAACAAATATAAAAATGATATCTATGTTCTCAATAATAGACACCTCCCAGGTTTTCTTGATCCTTCTCTTTTAGAAGATGAAGAAAAAAAGAAGGTATTTATTACAAGACCTTGTCCTAACGAGAAATGTCAAGGTTATTTGAATAGAAATTATACTTGTAGTGCTTGCAAGTTGATATTATGTTCAGATTGCGAAGTCGTTAAAGAAAATGATGAACATGTCTGCGATCCCAATGACGTTGAGTCCGTAAAACTCAAAGTTAAAACATCAAAGTCATGTCCAAAGTGCTCTAAATTGACTTTCAAAATCGATGGTTGTAGTCAAGTATGGTGCCCGCCTCCATGTGGAACTGCTTGGAACTTCAACACTGGTGCCTTAGATAAAGGTCCTGTTCATTCACCTGATTATTATGATTATATGAGAAAACATAATAATGGTGTTGTTCCTGAACAAAACTATGGATGTAATAATAATATGATGCCGGATATCTGGAGTATGCAAGGAAGAATTGAACATCGTGATTTTGATAAGTTATCTGAAATTCATAGATTTTTTATTGACCTCAAAAATAATGTTATGCATAAGTATTCTGAAAATAATCACTTTGTTCAAGATGAGTTTAATAAAAACCTAGATTTGAGAGTAAAGTTTCTTACAAACGTAATTGACAAAGACTCTTTCAAAAAGACCCTATTTTCCAGAAATAAAAGAAGTAATAAGCACAAGACTATTTATGAAAATCTTAACACACTTCATGCTGTTGGCGTAGATATATTTCATAAAATAAGAAATAATAGTTATCCAACAAATAAAGACACAGGATTTCTTGATATCTCTGGTGCCTTTAATGAGCTTGATAGTATCAGAAAGTATTATAACGAAATTATTGTAAAAACAAAAGAAAGATATGATTGTAAAAGTTGCGATGTATCTAAAGTCACTACATCTTGGAAATTTTCATATTAAATAATAAAAAAAGAAAAAAGAAACACAAAAATATAAAATAAGTATAAAAAGAAAACACAAAAATATAAAATAAGTATAAAAAAGAAACACAAAAATAATTTTAATTTTATGACCAATATAGGTCCTAAAATTTACATATAAATTAAGTATAAAAATAAAAAAATTGATTTTTAAAATTTATAATTTGATTCAATTATAAATTAAAACATGTCAAGATTTTTAAATAATTTATGCGAAGGTTTAGTGAATGGTTCAAATCCAAGATATATTGGGTCTCAACCAACAATAGAAGAACAAGTTGCTTGGCAACTTAAAAAGGAAGAAGAAGCTCGTCAGGCTTTATATAAAGAAAATGCTCGAATGGACGAAGCTAGACGATATCGAGCTCAATCGTTATCAAATTATTCACCGAATTATTTACCAGCTTATTTACCAAGTTATTCAGCACCAACATCGTTCTCTACAAGTTATTCAACATCTTCAACTTCTATCTCGCATCTATCGCATCTATCTAATCTCAGTGGTCTTTCTCATTCACAATCTATATCATATTCAACTCCAAGTTATTCAACTTCATCTTCGACATATCCAACATATCCGTCATTTAATTGCACCAATTATGGTAGGGTTGTTTAAAAGGTTGCGACTTGTGACTATAATTAACAAAAAATAGACAAAAAAATAAATTTAATTTTATGACCAATATAGGTCCTAAAATTTGCATATAAATTAACTTTAAAAAATAAAAAAATAAAACTCATAATAATAAAATGAAAATTGCTATTATTGGTTCTGGTATCTCCGGATTATATCTAGGACTTATTCTAAAAAGCAAAAATTACGATTTTGATATATATGAAAAAAATAACTCAATCGGCGGTCGAATTGAAGTTGTGGAATTTGACAATATACCTGTTGTTGCCGGTGCAGGTATTCTAAGACTTAAAAAAGATAAAATAATGTATAATCTCTGTAAACAACTTGGTGTAGAAACTCATGTGTATAAAACTAAATTTTCATATACATTTGAACCACTAAATGTTTTGAATATTATAGAAAAGCTAAAAGACAAATTATACCTTCTCGAAGGACAACGCAGTAAATTTACTTTCGCTAGATACGCAAAAAGTATATTAGGACACAAAGAGTATAATTACTTTGTAAAAAGTTGCGGTTTAAGTGACTTTGAAAAAGCAGATGTAATTGATACTATTTATGATTATGGCTTTGATGATTGTGTTTCTGGTTACGAAGGTGTAAGTGTTAAATGGCAGCAACTGCTTGATAAACTTTATGAAATCCTTAAGAACGACATATTTTTAAGTACTCCAGTAAAGAAAATAGAAAAATTAGGTGACAAGTTTAAAATAAAAAATACCATATACGATAAAGTAGTTATAACTACTGACGTCAAAAATATAAGAGAATTTTTTCTAAAAGATAAAATTTACAAGAGTATCGAAGGACAACCTTTCGTAAGATTATATGCTAAACTTAATAAACCCATAGAAAATTATACAAGTGTAATAATAACCGGTAATCCATTTCAAAAAATTATCGAGATGAATAAGGAAAAATGTATATATATGATAAGTTACTCTGATAATAAAGTTGCAAATAAGTGGAAAAATTGTACAAATATTAAGAAAACTATAAAACAAGCTATAAAAAGAATATTTAATATCGAGGTAAAAGTATTAAAACATAAATTGATATATTGGAAAATAGGTACACATTATTTTAAACCTCTTTCAAATGAATTTAAAGATAGAGAAGAATTTTTGGAAATCGCTCAAAATCCAATTGAAAATTTATTTGTAGTTGGTGAAGGACTTTCAAGGAATCAAGGTTGGTGTGAAGGAGCTGTTGAATCTGTCGAAAAGATATTGCACAAAATTTAATTCTTAAACTAATTGTTAGTTTAAAAATTAAAATAATTATAATAATAACATGAAACTTATTCTAGATTGCAGAGAAACAAATCTTTTAAAATTTTGTCAAAACTTAATAAAAAGCACTCCGAAATTTAAGGATATAAAAATAACAACTGAAAATCTTTTAATCGGAGATATGGCCATAAATGACAACGAAAACAATCCAATTATTCTATTTGAGAGAAAAACCATAGCTGACCTACTCGCAAGTATAAAAGATGGCAGATATAGAGAACAAAGTTATAGATTAGGTGGTTCAGAGTATCATAATCACAATATTATTTACTTGATAGAAGGAGCTTTAGGAAAATTTGATGATAAACAAATCGTATATTCCTCTATGTTTTCTTTAAATTACTTTAAAGGATTTTCTATATTCAGAAGCTACAATACAGAGGAAACAGCTTATATTTTGTGTAATGCTTTTATAAAACTAGAAAAGGAGAAAGACAAACAGCCTTATTATTGTAATAGAAAAGGAGAAAAAGAAGAAAAAGGAGAAAAAGGAGAAAATGAAGCAGAAGAAGTAAGTTACTCGACATTTATAAAAAAGAAAAAGAATGCAAATATAACAAAAGATAATTTTGGTGAAATAGTTCTTTGTCAAATACCAAGTATAAGTAGTACAACTGCTGTTGCTATCATGAAAGAATTTAAAACTATCGATAACCTTATTCAAAAACTAAAAGAAAATAACTCTTGTTTAAACGAACTAACATATGTAACAGAAAAGAAACAAAAAAGAAAGATAAGTAAGGCATGCATCAAAAACATTCAAGAATTTCTTCTTTAAAGATTATTTTTAAACTTATTTTTAGTTTAAAAATTTAGTTAACTCGTTATTGAAGCTAATTCTTTCTTAAAGCTACTATTATCACTAGATAAATTTACTATACTTTTTTGTTGTTCCAACATTATGTTAAAACGATTTAAATTTATTTCTCCGGTGTCATCTTTACACCATTCATTTCCTATAGTTGCACTTTTTGTTTTTATTCCACCCTCTAAAATATAGCTTGTCAATTTTTTTGCTTCAACATCCTTTTTAACCTCCCCTGAACTATCTTTATATTTGAATATATGTCTACTTGGATCGGTACAAATATAAAGTAAGTTACCTGCATCATCTGTTAATAAATTATCTTTAACAAAATTAGCAAGTCCTTTTTGACCATCAACAACGTGATTAATATTTAACCTGTTTTCAATAGTATTTTTAATTTTGTCAATATCGTTAAAGTCCATACAAGAAGGTATATTTAAAGTTGTATTATTTGTTGTACTTATTGTAGGTCTATCTATAGCTTTGTTTGCTATTTTATCAAGTTTATCTTGTAATTCTTTAACTTGTTCTTTATAATTTAAATTTTGTTCTTTATAATTTTCATTTTGAGTTTTAATTTTAATAATAATTTTCTCTTTTTCTTTCAATTCTAAATCTGTTTTTTCTTTTAAGTATTTTAAATCATTTAGTTCTTTATCTTTTTCGAGTAATAAATTGTCTGTTTTTTCTTTAAAAATCATTAACTCTTTTAACTTTATATCTGTTTTTTCCTTAAGTATTTTACATTTAGTGGAATGTACTTCCAAGTTTCTTTTAGAAGACAAACATTTATTACAAAAATTACATTTGAATTTAATCTCTTTTATATCGTAATTTATATTGTCTTTATTTTCAGTATTTATTTCTTCTTGAATACGAAGACAATATTTAGCTTTTATTTTGTGATTATTTAATGACGAAGTTGTTTTAAACTTGGTATTACAATATTCGCATAACATTCTTTTATAATATTAAAAATATTTTTTTAAATCTTGTTATATTTTGTTACATTTTGTTAGATTTTGTTATTTTATATAATACTTTTAAGATCAAATTCAGCTTAATTTTAAAAAATTTGTTGTATTTTGTTATGTTTTGCTATATTTTAATATTTTTCTTAAGAAATTTATTAAATGCATTAAAATTTTCGTAAAAACTCAAAATATCTTTTTTCTAAAATATTCTAATTTTTTATAAGCTGTAAAACACCTTTAAAATGTATGATACTTTTAAAATTTTTGTTTTTTTATTTTTTGATTTTCGAAAAAAAATAATTCCACACACACAAAAAATGTGTGTGTGGATAAAAATATTTTTCTGAATTACAATTTTTGAAAAATAAAAGTTTTTCCGGAATACTTTTTTTTTAAAATTTTTAAATTCTAAAAATATTTTTTGAAAAACAAAAACATCTCCTCCGAAAAATAATTCTTTATAAGATAACATTTTTAAACTATTTTTAAGTTTAAAAATATATTTAGTTTCTTCTACTTTTTGATTTCTTTCTTCTAGACTTCTTTCTTTTACTACCTGACTTTCTTCTTTTACTACCTGACTTTCTTCTTTTACTTCTTGATTTTCTTCTTTTACTACCTGACTTTCTTCTTTTGCTTCTTGATGATTTTCTTCTCTTTTCTTCAGTCTTCTTT